TTCACCTAGAGGAGTACCGCCAAGACCATACTTAGCAGGTGTGTGGTATCCATAGTGTGAATGCATATTCCACACTAATGCCCAAACATGTGCCATCTGCTGTTCTAGTTCTTTCTTCTTCATTTGAGAAGAGAACAATTCAAACAATTCAAAAGATGGGTTCAAAGAAAGACCATTATGCTCAGGTTTGAATGACTTGCATCCCATGACATCACCATTTCTGAATCCATTGCTGAATGCATAGACTCTGAAAGGAATGTTTACCTTCTTACAGAACCAAACAAGATTGTAAGTTTGCTTGATAGTATCAGTAAGAACAGATCCTGAAGGAGTTCTGTCATTCATAGAACCAGACCAGTCAACATACATGATGAGACCATGATTCTTACCATCAGGAACGATGGTATTCTTCTTGAATATATCGTCAGTCAACTTGTACTTGTACAGAGAGTTTGTATTAAGAACACCTGTACGAGATACTGATGCACGAGCATACTGAGATGCAGACTTCTTCATTTCAAACTGTTTTACAAGATAGTTAACAGTTTTGTTGCTTGACTTCTGAAACTCTGCATACTTCTTTTCGTTATATTTTCTCTGTCTATCATAGTGAGTTTGCATATACTCACTGTTATCAGAACCTTGACTTTTAGCATACTCTTGTGCTTCGTTAAGATCCTTCAACACTTCTTTGTATGGAGTGATGATCTTATCAATGTAAACTTTAGGAGTGTTGAGATAAACCCACTCTTTAGCACTGTCATCAACCAACTTCTGTTGGTTTTCAATAGATGCTAGATCAGTTTCAGAGATCATCTCATCAACTTCGTAACTAGGTACGTCAAGATGTGCAGGATCAGCACCACCAATATTGCTGTCACCTTGCTCTGGATTTTCAGTATCGCTTTTCTCCTCTTCTTTCTCCTTATCTCCTGTGATTGGATTTCCTTTCTCTTCTTTTTCTGGAGTTACAGTCTCTTGACTTGACTGAGGACTGTATTCAACATCTTCGTTGCCATCATCGTTACCTGCTGTAGGTTGTGGCATAGAGAATGGAGGAAGATCTTCCTTCTCTTCTTCTTTTTTCTCTAGATATCCTACTAGTTCTTTAGCAAGTTCTACAACTTCTTCAAATGTTTCTGTATTAGCAGCACGTTTTACATATACTAGTTCTTCATCAGTAAAATTGATGTGCTCATAGGAACCAATCTTGAAGTAAAGGTTGATTCTATCAATGAATGCCATTTTAGAGATCTTGTTACCCTTAGTCCCAAAGAAATCGCGGTCGTATAGTTCGCTGTATCCCTTGTAGAAGGACTTTTTAAGACCAGGATAGGTCTTCTTCATAAGTTTCTCAATACGAGCATCCTCTAGGACGTTGATAAAATCCTTTGGAGCACCACTGAAGTCTGTTAGAGGGGTATATAGAGCATGACCCACCTCATGACCCACTAGAAGGTCATATACGTCATTGCTGACATCCTTCCAGATAGGGAGAGCAAGCACACGGTTCTCAACATCAAAGTATGCTGTAGTAATCTTACGATGTTCTACCTGAAGGTTCTCTGTAGCAAGCAATCTTGCTAGTTGACCCTTGACTTCGGTGTTGACTGTCATAGACTCCCTCTGTGTATATACCTATTATAGCAGAGCTGCACAAATTTAGCAACCCAGTGTGACAGTTTCATTTGTGGTTGTAACGGTGAGGGTGTTTTAGAGCATCGTTACAGAAAAATGCTATGGGTGCCAACATTGATGCTGACATGAATCCTAGGATCAGAGGGTGCGATCCTACAAATGCAACTACGTTATGAATCATAGGTCATTTTAGAAAAATCGTTTGTCTTTTCAAATTTAATAGTTCTCATAAATTTGTCAACAAGGATTTCTCCTTTGTGAGAGATTACAAATAGGTTTGTAGTTTCAAGTCCTCTCAAAATTTTCAACAATTCTCCAGTAGAAGAATCATCAAGTGAACTATCAAACACCTCATCCAAAATTAATAGGTTGGTAGAGGCAGAGTTCTTCATTCTTGCCACTTCTCTCCAAGTGAATAGTAATGCTAGGTCAATCTTTTGTTTTTCACCTTCAGAAAAAGATGCATAGTTAAATTTATCGCGGAAACGAGACTTAATTACTTCATTGAATTCATTATCTAAAGTAAAATTGACGTAGAACTCCATACTTTGAAGATATTTATTGATCAAAGTATTGAATATAGGTACATACTTATTGATCACAACTCGTTTGATCCCTGAATCTCTTAGTAAATAAGATACTGTTTGAAATTCTTGAGACTCTTTGTTGATATCCGCACAACTCTCTTCAATATCTTTCAACTCTTTCTTAAGATTTTCTAAAATTTCAAATTCGTGTTGAATATTTGGACGATCTTTCTGCAACTTGTCAATTTGACGTTCCAAAGCAATGTTTTCTTTCTCATAACGATTGATATCACGGTCAATATTCAGCAGATCATTCTTCATACTTACCACAAGTGAGTTTATTTCTTGCAATTTAGCAACCGTACTAGCAGCAGTTTCAATTTCACCTGTAAGATTCTCTAAACCTCTAGCAAATTTTTCACTTTCGGTAGTAAGTTCATCACATTTGCTCTTCTTAAATTCAATATCAATTGTTTGTGTGCATGTAGGACATGTATCATTCTTATTAAAGAACTTTAACTCTTTCAGAACACGTTCTTTCTTGTTATTGATCTTGACCTGCAGGTTCTTTAACTTTTCTAAATTTTTATTAACTGCTTGAAACGATTCAAGTTCACGTTCTTTACTTTCAATTTCCTTTTTGAGAGGTTTCTTGTCCTGCTCTAGGGTTTTGATGAGCTTTAACTTAGAATCAATGCTTAATTTTTTCTCTTGAACACGTTCTTCGTTAACTTCTTCAAGTTTCTCAATACTTTTTTCCTGAGAAAATACTCTGTCTTCTGAAATAGTACGAAGATGATCACAATCTCTACCACGATCAACGTTGTCGCGAATACGATCTTTCAATAGACTATTCATGATAGAGAAGATCTGAATATCAAGTAGATCTTCAATCACTTCACGTCTATGTGGGGCAGATAATTGCATGAAGGGAACAAATGTACTACTCCCCAGTATAACGACCTGTGTAAATGACTTATAATTTAGTTTAAGAATACTTTGTTCTAGATATTTTTGAGTATCTTTCTGTGCTGCTTCCTGATCTAGGAGTTTATCATTCTCATAGATTTCAAATTTGCCTGGTTTGATTGTACGACGTACTAGATAGTCTCTACCATTAGTATTAAATTCTACTTCTACAACAGTTCCTTTCTCATTAATACTATTGACTAACTGACTCTTACTAATTTTACGAAAAGGTTTATTAAACAGTGCAAAACACAGGGCATCCAATAGAGTGGACTTCCCTGCACCATTAGATCCAATAATTAAAGTTGACGGTTCTGCTGTCAAATTAAGTTCGGTGAATTGATCTCCTGTGCTTAGGAAATTTTTCCAACGAAGTTTTTCAAAAGTGATCATACTGGAGGAATAACAAGATCGTCTGGTTCAATAATGCCATAATTATATCCATACTGGACACAATTTGCAATTACCATGTCTAAATCAATTTCATGAATTTCTAGAGGTTCATCTTCCTCTAGATCGGTTGCTTCTAGTTGCACTAGATACCGTTCTGCATCATCTTTCTGTTCAAAAATCTGTACTACTTTTTGCTTCTTTTCTGTCTTGACTGCATAAACACCAAGAGTTTTACCGTTTACTAGAATGAACATGCTTCAGTGTACAATGATTTCAAAATTGATTTGATGTTTTCTTTGTTTGCTTTTATTTCTGTGTCATCTATATATGATTCCAATAGCGAAAGAGTATCTTCAGTCTCTACAACCTCTACACCACTTTCTAATTCTACACCAAGGTCTTCAACAATTTTTAGATCTGCAACCTCTGCATGTTGTAGTTCACGAATGAAGTGATCAAATTTTACATGATCACCTTTGTCCTCTACAATTACCTTTACATAGGTTCCCTTGAGAGAATCAAAGTCAGTTGACACCTTCTCATTATAATAGATTTTATGGAACATGTCAAACGGATTACGATAGAAAGTTGTTTTCAATGTCTCTGTATCAAAGACATGAAATCCTCTCTTCTGTCCGTAGTCATTCCAGTATAATTGACAAGGGTTACCGAGATATGTAATAGGTTTCTTGGTAGATTTCTGATGATAGTGTCCTGTAAACACTCTCTCAAACTTACTGAATATAGAAGGATCCATTCCTCCAGTCATCATGTGACCAGGATGTGCTTCAAATCCATTGAGTTCAAAATGACCCATACAAACTTTAGCAGATGATTCTGCAATCTCTTGATAGGACTCCTCTTTATTCTCATCGCAAATCCATGGAAGCAACAAGATATCTAAACCATCGCGATTAATAGTAGATGGAGTGTCATGAATAGTAAGGTTCTTATATTCTCCTAGTAATTCTGAAGGAGCATTGACTCTAAGAGTATTCTTATAATAGATGTCATGGTTGCCAATTAGCATGTCCATGTGGACATCCATTTCTTCTAAAGGATTAAACCACATGTCTTTACATTCATCCAGTGACATGAAGTTAATACTTTTTCTTTTATCAAATGTATCTCCAAGACAAATGATATCTTTAATACCAGATGCTTTAATAAAAGGTATTACAATCTCGCTATAATATTTTCTGTACATATTGATGTACGCAATATTATCATTGCGAACACCGAAATGCTGATCGGTTATAAGTAGAATCTTCAAATCAATAACCTCTAGAGTTAGTTTCTATCCTTGATTTGATTTGATTATACTCTGCTTTGTTTTCTCCGTCAACGCTGAATACTTCAGTAGCGCCTGACTTTTCAATAATCTTGTCTCTGATTTCCATCTGACGTTTCTCTTTTGCAATACGTCTGAGGAAAGCGAAGTAAACTATTTGTGTAAAATATGCAAATGGATTCTTTGACTTGGCAGGATCAAAGTTATCAATATATTGAATGCAGTTTTCAATTCCATCACACACCATGTCATCTTTATACATGTAGTTGATGAAGTTGGGTCTGTAAGATAGGTGTGTTGCAATCTTCAGGAAACACCCTCCAATATAATTATTAACCCTAGGTTTAGGTTGCCCTGCTTCCTTAGCACGTTGCACTTTTGCACGATACTTTTCTAGCTCCGCCAAGAACTCTTTATTATTAAGATAATGTTCCTTCTTTTTAGGAGCCATTTTAGGTTTGGTATAAGTTGCCATCAAGACTAATCATATGTTCATATCTTAGCAAGGAAACATTTCTTTGTCAAGGGTTGACAAGGAGATGAAATACCTGTACAATTACAATGTCAGTTGTTAAGAAGGAAGCTAGCTCTTACCAAATAGATCTTCTAGTTTCTTTCTAGCAGCATCAATTTTTCCTAGAGATCCCTCGTTCTCAGTGAGGTTTACTCTGTGCTTATCATGCTTTCGTGAAACGCGGGGGGTGCCGCCTCGGGACTGTGCAAGAAAAGATTCATATACAAAAACCATTTCTTTAGAGAGAGATGCCATTGTTAGAATGGACTCAGCATTAATAATATAAAAATCCTCATCAGAGAAATTTTGCCACTTAGAAAACCCCATGCCTTTGATAGCTTTATCGCCTGCTACTTCTTTTGTAAATGACTGTACTACAAGAGGATCTTCTAGATAGACAATATCTTTTTCTTCAGATACGTCTTTAGTCACAATAGCGCGGGCAATGATCTCTTCCCCATTCATCAGTTTGATGGAGCAGTGAAATTCTTCGTCGTGTTTAACGTAATCAAGCATGGTTACCGTAGTTTTACGTCTATGATTTCATAGTCAAATTTTTCTTCGTTGTATACTTTTACTCTTTCAAAAAGATGATTGAGTGTATAGTTCCTGAAGTTGTTTCTAGAGATATCGTCAGCGATATCGTAGAGTGTTGCCTGTGATTTATTAGCCCCTTTACGGAGAACCCTACCAATTGACTGGAGGTTACGGACTCGTGATTTAGAAGGTGATGCAAAAATCACATTATGTAAGTTCTTAATATTGATACCTGTTGAGAAGGTTCCGTAGGAGGCAACGATTATACTCTCGTTAGATTCTTCAGTGAGAGCGCGGATTTCTTCACGGTCTTCGGTATCTACACCGCCATGTACTAAATACACAGGACGGTCTATGCTTCTATTTAGCAATTCAAAAAGAGGTTCACCATGCTTTTCAACGTAGTTGAATAAGACTAGAGTGTTACCTTTCAAGTCTCTAGTTAGGTTTTTGATAAACCAATTTCTTTTTTCGTTCTGTACAATATATTCAATTTCATCCTGATAGGATTCAAAACCAATGTAATCATGCTTGAGAACTAGTACCTTAACTTTAAGGTCAGCGATCTGACCCCTCTTCATCAGATCTTTTGTTTTAGTAACTTGAGAACATCTACCGAACAGACCTTCCAATACCAATTGATTGGTTTCAGTTCCGTCTAGAGTTCCTGTAAAACCAACCCTATACTTACACTCATGCAACTTACTCATAAGAGACGTAAGAGATTTAGCTTTGAAAAGATGTGCCTCGTCACCGATGACAACATCAAACTTTTCAAACCACTTACGAGGTTCTTTATAGACAGATTGCCAAGTGGTAATTACTACCTTCATGTCCGTGTTTTTTTCTTGCCCCGCGTAAATCTTGTGGCAATATTCGGACGCCATCCATCCATATTCCTCAAAGTCTTTATACATCTGCTCTACGAGAGAAGTAGTAGGGACTACGATGAGGACTCTGCGGTCTACGTTCACATGGAATCTAGTGATGGCATAGATCATCAAAGATTTACCACTAGCAGTAGGAGAAAGAAGTAACCTGCGGTTGTGTCGCAGTGCTTCATATATTCCTAGTAACTGATAGTCTCTTGCTTTGACTGGTAAATTTAATGCACTGACAAATCCATGTACACCCTGAGGTGTAATCATTTGATTCTCTTCTTTTGGGTGTCCGAAGTATTCGCAATCTTCGTAGTTAAAATTATATCCTTTCTCTATACACCAGTCTGTAAGATAGTCAATCAGTCCTACATAGATCTCTCCTGTACCAGGTGAGTATAATCTAATCTTACCATCCCACTTTTTATAGCGGTTATTCCTTTGCATGAATTTTGCTTGCGGTACTTCAAAGGTAAAGTAATCCGCTAATTCGTAATTAATATGTGGTTCTGCTTGGATTTTTAAGTATACTTCGTTCTTCTTTTTGATTGTCAAATTTGACATAAATTAGAAACCTGCCTTAAACTTCTCCCAATCAATTGCATTCTTAATTTGAAATCCACGGTTGTTAATAGTGCGGATAACTGAATCCAAAAAATTGAGGCACACTTCTATGTATGCCAGTCGTGCTCTTGCTTTTTGGACATCAGAGTCGGCATTTACGAAAGTTTCTACCTCGTCTTTATTAGTAAGTTTTAAGTCAAAAGGCATCTCTGCATAGAGTTTGGATGGTGCCTTTCCTTTATAATAAATCCACTTATCTCTAAGCAATTTATTTAATTCTTGTTCGCGATCAATCTTCAGTGTGGAGAATGTATTAAGAAGACTATGATACTTTGCATGTAGGGAAGGAATTTTTACGGACTCTTCACAATAAAGATCCGTATCAATCTTAGAATCTTTCACCCACATTTCTTGAATACTTTCTAAGTTCATCAGATTCCTTGCTCTCTTTGATCTTCAAGCCAAGTTTTTAGATCTGTTGATATTGCTTTACCTACTGGGGGTTCCTTCATCCCCATCATCTTCTTGTAGTCCTGATGCATCGCTCCCAGTAACCATGCCTGACTCAGACCCTTCGGACCCTCTTTCAACAATTGGATTTGAAATGCTGATAGACCAGCCTTCTTCTCCAAATACTCCTTCCTCCACGATGTTGTGTCTTGTTTGTTGCTCATGTTCTTCCCATAATGCATGAATGTTTTCAACTTGCTTGTCAACGGAGTCCATCTCCATCTCTATTTTACCATCAATCCAGTGTTTATGCAACCATTCAATGAACCCTAAAGCTAAGTGGTTGACTGGAAACTTTTGTTTGTTTGCCCACCTCTTAGACTTAGTGTACCAATTATCATTGCCACCCCAAGTTTTTTCAAACTTCCACTGAATCATGCTTCCCTCCGTGAACCACTGTTAATAGCACGGATTTCATATAGGGTATATCTAAATGTAACCTCTGCAGTAAAGAATTGATTATCAGTTTGAGTGACATCAAAACCAATAGTGGAAAGGTTAGTAGGGAATGCATCTTTGAACAAAACTTCAAATGCAGCATTCATATTATTGTTAAGAGCAACTAATGTAATGTCACTGACCAAACTTTTGTATGGTGCTGCAAACTGGACATTAGGAAGTTTCTTTTCCTGAATCCATTTCTCTCGCTCATCCAAATCATTTGGAGTTCCTAATGCACGCATCCAGTTATGAATCTCTAGATAATTTTCTAGATTCTCATCAATCAAAAATGATAGAGATAGTTCTCCATACCTGATGTTTCCATCAATAGGATACTGTACTAATCCTCTAGTGGGGATAGGAATCTCACCAACATCAATAGTTGGGATATTGGCTTGCTGACACAAGAACGCCACCTTGCGAGCTTTGTCCAAGATGAGTTTGAAACCAATAGGAGACAGGAAGTTCTTATTTTTAAGTTCCTTCTCGTACCACGTTGCAGCCATATCTACCTAACTTTTTAACTATTTAGTGTAGAGAGTGTTTCCTACACAGAGCGCACTCATCTCAGTTTCGTTTAGTAACTGCAGTGCTTCGCTCGGGTGACCTGCAATAGGTTTACCTCCGTTATTTAGAGAGGTGTTCAACAGCATAGGAATGCCTGTTAACTTTTCAAACTCTGTAATTAATTCATAGTAATCTTCCTGATCAGGAGTTACAGTCTGTGGTCTGCAAGTACCGTCAGCGTGAGTAATAGGGGTGAATGATTCTTTATCTCTCACATCCATGCAATACAACATGTAAGGAGAATCATACTCCCAATCAAAATATGTGCTACACTTATCAGCGAGAACAGATGCGCCAAAAGGTCTGAAAGGTTCTCTGTGTTTAACTTTTGCGTTGATAATATCCTTACCATTTTTGATAGTAGGATTCATTAAGATACTTCTATTACCTAATGCTCTAGGTCCTACTTCTCCTCTACCTTGATACCAACCTACAATCTGACCTTGTGCAAGAGCTTCAGCAGTCTTCTTGATAACTTCTTTAGTAGGACGATGCTTAGGACAGTAATCACTCTGCCAGAACGGGAAACCTTCATTACTAAATTCAGGTTGTCTGTACTCTCGTCGCAATGCTTCAACGACCCCCAGAGATAAACCTTCGTCATTGCTGTGTGGCGGAATATGCAGATTGGGTCTCTGTCGTTTAATTCTGCTATTGATGATAGTATTGAGGGCGATTCCTCCTGAGTAGCTAATAACGTCAGTTTCGTTCGTGTTAGTAACAAAATATTTTTCGTAAATGTCTTCGGTTACACTGTGTGCATATTGAATATGGTCAACTACAGATTCAGATTTCTCTGCTTTAACTAAGCTACCTAACTTCCATAGATTCCACATCTCACGGATGTCAGCGATAGTAAGATTTTCTGCTTTATTTTTTGCTTTCAGATTTGAAAGTTCTTCAGGAGAATAATTACCAAATGCTTTCAATGCCATAACCTTACCCGCCATGTCATTTGACATACCTGGCAATTTCAAGATAGCACCAACATCACCCATGGTAGATCCGAAACTTGGATGCGTGTCATAGGTAACAGCAACTTCTCTCTTATCACCTTTCATGATAGTGTGTGATAATTTATTATCACCGTATCCATCAAAGATAAAGTCAATATCAGGTTTGACTCCTAGCGGCCATACGCTAAGAGCATGTGCATAGTGATGATCTACTCTATAAATTTTTCCACGGAATCCTAATAATCTAAACAGAGGGATCTCAATCTCTTCAAATACTTTATTTTCGTCGTATGTAATAGACTTATACCTGTAGCAATCTACCACGATGCCAATCGCATCAATCCGTGATAGTGGTATATTCCATTTATCAAATGCTTTGATCCATGTAGTCAGATCTTCATAACCATAGTGCTTGATCTGCCAATCTCTTTCCGCTTTATAGTAATGTACTTTATCATCAAGAGTTAGTGTGATATTACTATCATGATCACAAAGTCTCAATCCAAGAAAATTCATAACGTATGCATAAAAAAAGAGACCCTTATGGGTCTCTTATATTTATAAGTCTATCTTAGACTTGAATTACATGAGGTTAGCAACCTGAACTCTTCTGTAGTAACGGTTTGCGTTAGCAGTTAGTGCGCCAGAACCTTGAGTAAGACCATTAGCAAATGGGTTAGAAACCATTCCGTAACGAGTCTTAAATCCGATTTTTGGCTGGAAGGTGTTAGGGTTGATTGCTCTGACCTGCTGAAGAGGTACATATGGGCAATAGAACAGACCTGCATCATAGGCACTGCTACCTTTGTAACCAGCAACATAGAAGTGCTTGTCACTAACGTTAGCAGAGTAAGGGTCAACGTAAACCTTGATTCTACCGTTCAAAGTACCAACTAAGGTGCTTGAAGTGTCATCAGGGATAAGACCGTTGTTACCAGCAAGAGCAGGAGCGTAGTCAAGTACACCAGCCATTGCAAGAGCAGAAGCAACGTCTGCAGAGCAGATCAAGATGTTGCCCTTCCCGCGTCTTGTCTCATGACCGATCGCGTTAGCGTCTCTCTCAATTTGGAAAAGAAGTCCCTTGAATTTCTCAACAGACCATCTACCATTTGAGTCAACGTCAAGGTCAAAGATACCACCAGTAGCAGTATTGTTTTGAGCGCCAGGACGTGCGTTGGTGTATACAGTTCTAACAACTTCTCTGTTGATTTCAGCAAGGATCTCAGTAGAGAGGATGTTTGAAAGTTCCTGCTCAGCATCTAAGCCGTGGATGGCTTTGAGGTCTTGAGCAAGTTCTAAACTGTACTCAGCTTTGAGAGCTCTGGATCTAGCAGTCACAGTAACCTTCTCAATGCTGAATCCCATTTCGCGGAAGTCAGTACCAGACTCACCAAGACTTTCAGAAGCCGCAGTGGTCATTCCTTTTGCATCACCAGTTAACTCGTAAGTACCAGGTGAAGAGTCGTTAAGAAGTGCAGGGTTAGTACCTTCTGCATCGTTGTTAGCAGAACTAGATGCGCCAGGATCGTAGGTGGAAGAAGTATCGCCACCAGAGAAACCAGCGTTAGGCTCGTTGAAGAATGCTTCATCGTAACCAGCGGCGTTAGGATCAGTTCCTGTACCGTAGTTAGTTCTCATTGCGAAGATCAGTCCAGTAGGACCAGTCATCGGTTGTACGCCAGCAATATCGTATGCGATAAGTTGTGGCATTGAACGTCTGATTAATGAAATCAGAACTGGGTCAAAACCAGCAACAGGACCTGTTGCGGTTGCGCTACCAGAAAATCCACCAGTGCCAGCGGCCATGGTAGGTGCCTCAGTAAGCATCTGCTTTTCTTCGGCGGCAGCAAATTCTTGGTTCTCTAAGAGTTGAGCAACAACTGCACGTTTGTGAGAATCTTCAATCTTTGGAAGTGCCTCGTGATCAAGTACAGGTGCCCACTTCTCTTGGAGTTGCTTAAGATCAGCCATTTTATCTCCTAAAAGTTTTTAATAAGTGGTTAGTATTTACAAATAATTACGAATGAGACCAGCGACTCAGAGCATCAACATATGCGCCCATAGGTCCAGTATACTGTGCCTCTTCTACTAAGGGTTCAGCGTCCTCTGTAGGATCTACACTAGGAGCAGACTCTACCTTTTTAGTAAAGTATGATTCCTTAATAGTATTGATTTTCTGTTGAAAACCTTCTTCACTCTCAAACTCAACACCTTCGGCAAGAGAAGCAAGCTTCTCCTTCTGTGTTTCGGTAAGACCGACGCCACACTCGTTCACGATTTCCATTTTTACGAAGTCTCCAATGCGCTTATTCAAAGCAACATTAGATTCAATTTGCTCGTTGAGTTTTCCTTCCATATCATCTAACTGCTCAACCATACCGTCAAGTAGGTTGAACTTCTCCTCGGGAACACCAACATGGTGGTCTACGAAAAGGCTTTTTAGACCGTTCATAAACGATTCTGCAATTTCATTCTTAACGCCATGCTCAACAGCGAGGGTATTCTCCTCCATCCACTGCTTAGCGGCATAAGACAGATAGTCGTCTACTTTTTCGGCCAATTCTGTTTTGATCTGCTCAACCTGTTCGGTGAGTGCAGATTCAAATGCTTCTTGGACTGCAGTAACTTCAGCGTTAACCTTAGAGGTAACTGCTGCTTCAAAGATTGTTACTGCTCGCTCTCGGAATTCTTCTGAGAGTTCTTCACCAGCGACAAGAGCGTTAACATCTTCACTAAAGTCGTACTGGGTTTCAGCGATTGTTTCTTCTTCGCCATCTTCTACTTCCTCCATTTTAGCGGATGCGTCAGAGGGCTTAGTCTTGATAGACTTATCGCCTTCTACACCTACTGGTGCAGCTGCGGATGACCCAAGGTTTTTAGTACCCTTAGCTCCCTCCTCAGTTTTGTTATCTGTTCCACCGATGTTGGTGAAATTTCCGCCAGAGGTGTCAATTTTCTCTCCAGCAGTAGCGCCCTTTTTGATAGCAGCGACACCAGTTGCAGCTTCTTCTGCCACGTCTGACATGCTTGCCTCAAATTCTGCGTCGCGGTTATCGGACATTTTTGAATCTCCTGTAGTCAGCATTTGATTTATCTATGATTATTTATACTTTACAAACTTTGTAAAAAGGTTTTGAACGCGGAAATTTTGCGTTCTTGGATGTTAATGAGTGTTGATTGGTCAATTTCTTGCTTAATTTCCGCAATTTTTGCTTCTTTAAGCAGTCCATTATCCCAGACCCACTCTTTACCTTCCATGATTCCATCAACAAATGCATCAGGAGCAGAAGGATCTGCAACGATATCGGCTGCAGTAGCAAGCATAAAGTCATCCTCTACGATTGCCATGTCTTCTTCTTTACGGATGGATCCCATACCGCGAGAAGAAACGCCAAGTTTCACACCCTCGTCAAGAAGCGATTTTGCAATGTTACCCATTGGGGTATCAAGCAACTTCGCTTTGCCAACAAAGTTGTTGCCTTCTTGTTTAAGGTTTACGATCTTGTGACTTACCCTGTCAAGATTGATGGAAGGACCATCAGGATGACCGAGTTCGCCAAGAGCGCGACCTTTACTAATGAAGTTCTCATCATATTTAGCAACTTCGCGGGTCAAAGTTTCCACGGGATAAAATCTCCCGTTACGATTTTTGATTCCTCCCTGCAGGAAAACACCCTCAATGAAGTGGGATTTTTTCCCATCCTCGGTCTCTTCTGCAAGGAAGTTAACGTTTAGAATTTCTTCACTGATTAGTTTCATCTGTTGTTTCCTCAGGTTCTGGAGTTACTTCGTCAACTGGTTCTGAATCTTCCTGTTCTGCCTGAGCAACCGCAACTGCAGTATCTGCAGTATCTGGAATGTCAGTGTTATCAGGTAACTGATCAGTCAATTCATCGGCGGTTGCCTGTGCAGTTTTCTCAGGGTCAAAACCCCAATTCTGCGCGAATTCTAGTTTCTTTGCTTGGATGTCTTCATAGGATTTAGCATTCAATGCTTGTTGAATAGCATCAATTGCACCTGATTTGTCATCTGCAAATACTTTATTTACAATATCATTAGCGATATCAGAAGCCATAATTTTATAATGAGATAATACTATTTAGATTTCTCCGCGCTTAGCATCCTCGGAACTCAATTCATCATCTGAAAAGAGAGGTTGCTGACCAGCGGGAGCGCCTTCACCAGGCGGCAACTCACCACCGCCTTCGGCGGCTAAAGCTGCTTCTTCGGCAGGATCTACGATCTTGCCTTCCGCCATTTCAGATTCAATCTGTTTGTCAATCTCAGCAATTTCCGTATCGGTATGCTTGAGAACTTGACGACGGATGTAGTCAATACTAAAGTATTTACCCACGAATGGATCCATAGTACCGACAAGGTTCATACGCTCGTTACGGATTTCTGTCTCTTTCAGTTCATTGAAATAACTATCCGCAATGTAGTTAATCTGGATATGATCCTTATACTCATCCCATTCATCAATAGAGATGACTTCTTTTAAGATTAACTGCGTCTTGATAAGATCCATGAATAGTTCACTGAATCTCTTACGAAGACGTGCGATGAATTTCTGGAATTTAACTTCGTCACGAGTAATCTCTGCTGCGCGACCGATGTTAAATGTAGTTTCTGTCTCTAGTCTGGAGGAGGGGACGTTGAGTGCTTTGTAGAGTTTCTTTTGGAAGTATTTGACATCCTCCAACTCACCCAAATTTTGACCACCAGGGAGAGTAGTAATTTCCGTTCCTCTACCACCTTCACGGCGAGGTAACCAAAAATCCTCAAGCATTGACATAAATTTCTTATCGTCTCTAATCTCGCCTGTGCTTGCATCGTAAACCAGTTTGTTACGATAGCGACCCATAACCTCACGGAGATATTGCTCGGCTTTCTGCTTAGGCAGATTACCCACATCAATGTAGAAAATTCTTCGCTCTGGAGCACGAGATAAACGATAGATTACTAGAGAGTCTTCAATCATGCGGAGTTGATTTACCGCTTTGATTGCTTTATGTAGATGAGACAATACCATGTTCTTGTTAAGATCCATGATACCGCTATGCACATATGTGATAGAATCAGGAGCAATCTTTAGTCCTTGATTGCCACCTGAGGTATTCTTAAGTCCTCTTGGATTGTAAAGAAAATACTCTGCTTGACGCATTGTAAGAGCCTCATTGAGGTCTTTTGCTTGTCTAACAGGATTCTTTTCTGTCTCTTTGATTTTACGAATCTTTCTAGGGTCAATATATCTGAGCTCTGTCAGACCACCTCTAGGATTCTTAGGATCAATTACCTTATGAAAAAACAATCTCCCATCCACATACCAGCGACGGAAGATTTCGTAAGATCTGTTTTCAAAATCAAGTAACTTGAGGATGTGATCAAACTCCTCACGCATAAGTTTTTTGATTTTTTCTGAAACTTTTAGATTAGAGAGTTCTAACTCTACAGGTACATCATCAAAATTACCACAAATAGTCTCGTTAACTACGTCATCTACAGCAGAGTCACACTCTGGTTGTAGAATCATGTCTCTATAACGACCGATGAGTTCGTATTCGTTACGAACTACGCCATCAATGTCTACCGTATAACCATAATGAGCACCACCTGTAACGGGATAAGCCCCGTCCAAGTTGTCTTTAGTCACAAAAGAAGGTCCCTTAGGACCTTTTTTCGCTCTATCAATTGAAAAACCGAATAGTTGCGACACGATGTGTATCCTATATTATGATATTATTTAGGGGGTTTCTAGAACCCCCTTTTTCATATTAACCTACAACACCCTCAGGGATTGCCTGCCAGTATTGTACTTGAAGTTCTACAGTGAACTCTTCAACAGCATCATTACTACCGAAATCAAGATCAATAGCAGAAACGTTGCTTGGGAATACGTCAGTGAACTTATAGGATCTAAGGATATTTGCCTTTTCTCCTTTACTCGCGTCACGAGAAAGTTGATGTACGAACATGTCACAGAAGTAACCTGTTGCGTCAGTCTCATCACCAAGACCAGTAGTCTGAGTAATGTTCTCGTTTGCAGCTTGGATTTTCTCAACCCAAGTTTCAAAGGCATTTCTGAGCGCGAACTTACTATCGTTCATGATAGTTACAGTCCATGGTTCAAAGGTTCTGTCTCCAGCAATCTTTAAAACTCGTCCTCTAAAAGGTACTTCGATAACACCAATTTGAGATGCTGGTAGGTTTGCTGCACGAATTGTGAAAGCACCTAGCTTTGATAATTCTGATGATCCTTGTATAATCCCTGTTGGGAATGCCAAGTCAACTTGGAATAGATTAGGTCTTGCGAAATCCGATG